GTCCGGGTTAGGTGGAAAACTACTCTCCATCTCCTCCGTTGACACGCCTTGCGGCATGCCAACTCGTAGCCTAGTTAATGGCTACCCATCGGCATTTCGACTTGAAGCTGCCGCGCTTCACACTGGTACTGAAATCAAGGATAGCATCCTTTGGGTCTACATATCGTAAATCCACTGGGCTTCCTCGATGTGAACGGAACGGAAGCAGTTCTCCGTTTCCTCCGTCCACTTCAGGTCCAGGTCCAGAATCTCCTCGCACCAGTAGGTTGCGATAGTCCTCCAGTCCTGATACGAAACGTGCCTTTGACGGCTCGTTTCCAGGCTTGTGAGGAACTTCTCGTATGCCCACCGGTTCATCGGAGAGTCTGGCGTCCCAACTTGCAGGTCGTAGTCTATCAGAAGATTCTGATAACGATCCGCTTCCGGGTACTTCTCCGCCATTAAGATCTCGGAGTTCAGATGTCTCTGAACCGTCCGAAGGTCCTTCGGCATAGAAATTACTCGTGAACGGTCTACGTTGTCCATCTCTGGGTAGACTTTGGCCCCACTTGTTGAGGCAAGCGACTGCGTTTCCATCAATGTCATCCTTCTTTTTAGTAGGTTGATAAACGATTCTCTTCTGCTTCCACCCGCACAAATCTCGATTCCATTTGAGATTCGTGTCGAATAGGTAGCTGAAGTGGAACAGCCCCGCGCCGGGTTTTCTGGCACGGGGGATGGAACGCTTCACCACCTGGCGGAGCATATCCCGTATCGTCTGGGCAATGAGCCACTTTCCTTCTTGATAAAAAAGGTTAGCGGTCGCATTCCATGACATTACGTGTTCTGCTCCCCAGTCTCGTGCATCGTCGAACGGCACTTGACGGGCGTAAACGGGTTTCACCGCTACGCCTTTAAAGTAATCCGCTCCGCAACTTTCTCGGAAATTTCCATCCTTGAAAGATTTGCTGACGTTTACCTTCAAGAGATAACTCTCTAGATAGCGCACGATAGTATCCGAGTATTCTACGGGGACAACTATATCATCTCCATAGATATCGATCAATCGAGAGTACTTTTCGATCGATCGCGAACTCGGGCGTATACCATCTAACTGGTGCATAGCGCTCTGGATTAGCGTGTAGAACACGCAAGCTTCAACGGGAAAGCATAAAGCCGACCCCATCGAAGCGTATTTCCAAAGTACTACGTTTTGGTTATTTGGTAACGTTGCATGCAAAGAACGCGCATCCTCGAGATACTCGAGTAGCCCTGAGTTCTTAAAGATTCTCTGGACTAAGTGCAAGTGCACTCGGTCTGAGGCATCTTTCAGGTCTAGCGTAGCTAGGCGTCTGTCTATGCTTGCAATGTAAGCGAGTCGCTGATTAACGTCTTGCCGCACAAAGCGGATCGAACGTTTAGTCAGGCGATGCTTCTCTAGCCGATCATACATTAAGTCCTTTACGGACTGCTGCATGAACTGCATATGAGAAGGCTCTATCGCAATGACTCGTGGCGCCGTAAGAGTCTTTGGAACAAACACTACTCGGACAGGGACTTCGTCCCTTATGCCAAGATAGGTGATTCCAGGTGTCTCGCACGGATCTTCCCCGTATCTTCCGGTTTGCTCTGCTGCGTATCCATAGTTTGGATAGCAGTGGAGGTCGGAGGGGAAGTTGACTTCGCTCCTAGTATTCCACTGCCTGATCCGATTTCTCTCGTTAGATAGAAAACGATCTGCAGTGACACCAGGACCGTGATGACAAACAAGATCAAGGTAATCAATCTCAGGAAATAACTGAGACCATATGATTCCAGCGATCGAGTCGAGGACATAGTCCTTCCTCTCAACTTTTGAGGTACCACGGTGAAGTTCGCCTTCTACGGCCAGAAAGTGTTGGATGGCCTTCGCCTCACGGCGGGGGTTGCACCTGATCTTGAGTTTCTTAAAGAATCTCGCGATCTGCCGGATCCAGTAAATGGATTCGGGACACGCATCTGGTAGTAGCCTACCATCCCTATTGAACACCTTCCTGAAGAAACCTCCGAGCAATCGGGGGAGACTTCCATCCCGACAAAAGTTAGTCGGGCATGTGAGGAAACCAGTCTCTAGTCCTCTTTCGAGGCAATCTGAGAGAACTGGGAGGGTTATCGTCAGAAACGACATCCCTTCGTGTTCACAACGACGTCGTATCACTACGATGTCGCGTTCTACGGACAAGTCTAGGTCCAAAGCTGCTTGACGCAGCAAGGCCTCGACGAGCATGGTCGGTCTTTTCACTGATTCCTCCTTTTGTAAGGGGTGATCAGGACCGTCTAACGCTAAACTCCACTAATGGGAGTACCAGTTGGTACAGAGCTCTAGTGAAACCTAGAACTCGCCGATCAAAACCTTGTTGTAATTGGTTGAAGTCAACCAAGCCTTCAAGGCGTCGATCAGGTACCCGATCTCAGTGTCCGAGAAGACTCCAGTGCGTGGCTCGTCAACGACGAGATATACGCTGGAACCAGCTTCGGCATTTACAGCCGAAATGGGATCTGCCGCAATTTTAGTCTGCGACAGTCGGACCTCACGGCGAAAACGCTTAGCAGTTGTATTTTGCTTCGTCGTCATCACCGTTTTGCCGTCTGCAGAGGTATACAGATTCTGGTTTGCACCCTGTTGGGTACGGGCCAGAGAGGTAGCCACTGCGTTAATTGTGACGGACTGTGGATCAGCTAGCATTAAAAGCTCCATTCTTTGTAACTATCTGCACGCTTTTATTCTTATTATAGCGCGTACAGTTATATTGATGGGGTTAGGTCAACTTAGAGAGGCCTAATGCTCCAAGTATTCCTAACTGATGTGAACTGAGGCTTGCCTCGTTCACGTTAAAGCCAAAAGGAGTCCCCTTGGACCTCGACTTTGAAAACGCCGAGTTCCAAGAGTTACCATGGTAAACAATCGGTTTGCCGGTAAGTGTTTTAAGATAGATTTGCGCCTGACGGCGCGCTTCTACTTTAACATCTCGCATGACATAACAATAGTCAGCGGCGAGCCGGTCAGCAACGCCAGCGTCAAGGTTTTCGACCATGTCGCCGACGTTAGTAAACCAATCGATCATCCATGTCCAAGGGATAGCATTATATACTACGGAGGGAGACACGCTTAAGCCATACAAACGGCGCAGCATGCTCTTTTTCCAACGTATGTCCCTCGGACCCTCGGGAAGCCAGTAACGAAAACGGGCAGATGCCCAGATCCGTTCCTTTCTAACCGTGGTGTTGAGCGAACTAGGATCGTTCCGATAGTAGTAAGTATTGAGCACTGGAGACCAGATGCTCACACTCACAGTATTGGACTGACTAATAAGCTCTTCGTTCTCGTAGATTAGAACCCTACGACGAACTGGTCTACCATTGTCACGAAGAAGCTGCTTCAGACGTTGCTGTGCTTGCTTTTGTGCAATCACTAAATTAGCAATATCCTGCAGCAAGGGTTTCCAACCAAACTCAAATGCTAGGTGATAATTTCCTATATCACTGAGCTGTTTGGTCCCTTGACGTAAGCTCTTAGTCACCTCGCGAAGCTCGTAAAGAGCGTTAGCGAAGTTAAACTCAGGCTTCGTAGGCTTCATCTTCGCAAAAGCTTCCGGTCCCCACGCAGCGGCAGATAAATCGCCACTGAGCGTAGGTGTAGAGAGCGGGGTAGGGTGCATGATCCCATTATAACGCCAGTTATAAGTGGATCCTGACCTTCCCGTCCACACAGATACCGGAACACGGCTACACAGATATTGTGAGCCATGAACCCAGAATTCCCCTCCAACATTTCTGTCTCTTGGGAAATCTGGGAAACCATAATGTCCATCGATGCCTTTCACGAGATACTTGGCTACCTTTTCAGGTTGACCTTCGTACACGTGATTGACAGTTCCTCCAGTCGTTGTTTGAACACCGAGGTGTTCGATTGGCGACTTGACGATTGATGGTGGCATTATCAACGGTTCCTTTTGGCAAGTGGTAACCCGGGGGTAGCTAACCCCCGGGGCGTCCGTAGACGCAGGTGGTGGCCTTAGG